GGCCCGTCCGCTTCGGACGGCTTGTCGCAGTCGATGACGAAGCACTGGCCAAGCGGGACGACCGCATACCTGTCCATCGATTCGGTCACGATCGTCGAATCCACATGGCTTTCGGACGAAGGGTTCAACCGTTTCCACGACAATGAGACCTTCCCGTCGACGGGACCGCCCTGCCTGCGCGCCTTGCCCTCGCATGGGGCGAAGCCCGCCTGTCCGTCCAACGCGGATTCGACCAATGCGGCCATGTCATGACAGCCGCCGACATCATCCAGTGGTATGAGGCTGTCGCGGTTCGGTTTCGACAATGCGGTCTGCCGCCAGTCCGTGGCGGTTTCCTCGGCTTCCGTGCCGAGAGCGGCCTTGCGATACACGTCGAAACGCTCACGGTTGACGACGCGGACGACGCGCGGCTGCCCTTTGCCGGGCAATGCACGAGAACGTGCATTCACCAAACCAAGCACATCCATCAAAGACTGCGGAACGGTCGTATGGAATTCCTTACGATAATCACCCTTCACGGCCACCGGATCTCCATACTGTCCCTCATTCGACGCAATCTCACTGATCAGCCAATACATCTCATCGCTGATATTGCGCGCAGGACTCAGATTCACAATCTCCGGCTCGTCCGACCGCTCCCACAACCGGCACGACAACACGAAGAACGCTGCGGGATGCCGATGGCAGAAACCCTCGATCGCATGATATTCGTCATACGAACGACCCTTCGACTGGTGGAATTCCACCTTGATGAAACGACGCACGTCCGAATTCTCGGCGGAATCCGCGAACTGCATGTTCGTCAGAATCAGCATCGTCGCGGTCGGCGTCATCACACGATAACGGCCACCAGTCACACGGGCGTTCACCTGCGAGCCGGTCGACAAGGCACGTAGCAAGGGGAGCATGTCCTCAGTGACCGCGCAAGCCTCATCATCAATGGCGAAAGCCTTGCCGTCCATCTCATCATTCATGCTCTCGCGGCCAAGCGTGTAGCCGCCACCATTGCAGTACGATTGCACGCTGAAACCTGGAAACACCTTGCCGATGCCCAACACGCCGAGCAACGCCTGACGGGCGATCAGCGTCTTCCCGTCACCGCCATGCCCGGACAGGATGTAAGACAATTGTTTGAATGGTTCGAGCCATGGTGTGGCAAACATGCGACAAAGATTCGCATAGGACTTCTCATCCACCGTCAGCCATTCGAGAATGCGCTTCGCGTCCTTCAAAGCCTGATTGCCCATACCGGCAGGAGAGAAAGTCTGTGTGACCGCGATATCCGGCTCATCCTGCAGGCAGACGACTTTACCATTACGCCGCACCCACACGCAGGGGTCGCAGCGTACGCCGCGTTCGACCTGGTCGAACCATTGGCTCCGCTTCGCCTCGCGCATAATCGCGCACGAGTAGAGCAGGTTGCGTTCACTGCTACGAGCGTTGCCGCCGATATGATATTCATCCTCGATGGTCTTGACCGGATGCCAGGAGTTGAGGATGAGCCGTTCGCCCTCATGGTCGGCCATGTCGGGGTCTCGACGCCAAAGCCTGTCCTGTGACGGGCAGTAGCGTAAATGGCCTTCGCGGAGTTCCCAGATGGCTTTCTGGTAGCCTGCGGCGACTACCGGTGCTTTTTTGCGATTGTCGGTTTCGGTGCCGCCTTGGCAGACGAGTTGGAGGTTCTGTCCGGTGATGGTCGTGACGATGGTCATGTCGTTTGCCGGTGTGAACGTCAGTTCAAGCAGGTGGAAGATGCCTGCGAACTGGGCTGGCAGAGTGTCGACCGGTATCGGCTGGTATTTGCGGTAGTCCCTCATTTTTCACCTCCTTTTTTGCTGTGCCGTTCCATGCCCATAACACACAACACAAAAACAACAAAAATAAATACATATATAAAAAACAATGGAACATTGGTTGTTTGTTTATATATGGTTGGAATTCCGGCACTTTTCGCTGTGCCAACGCTTTGGCACAGAATGGCACATGTGCCGTTTTTTGATGGTGGGACCATGTTCCACCGTGCCAACCTGTGCCGTTCCCATAGGTTTCCTCTCGAAGAGTTTCATCATGTTTGGAACAGCGCCCGCCATGCCAGTTGTGGCTGCAGTGGACGCTGTTCCCTTCTAAACCAGTCGAATTTGACGGGTTTAGAATTCAGGCTCTTGTCCGCTGCCTACGCCGAGCGCGTTGACGACCTGGTCGACCGGCTTGCCGAGGAGTCCCGCGATCTCCTGCACGTTTTTCCCTACGGCCTGCAGTTGCGCGGCCTGCTGTTTTTCCTGCATGGTCAAGCCTGCGGGCTGACCGATCGTGACCGGCTGGCCATAAGAGGCCTGTTGGGGCTGTTGCGGCGCGTACTGTTGTTGTCCTGCTTGCGGGTCGTTCATCGCGGTGGTGAGGTCGGCGGTCTTTTTCGGCGTGACGACGTAGTCGTAGATCTTCGCGTCGTTGTATCCGCGGGTTTTCGCGGGCTGTGTACGGGCGAACGTGGCTTTCAGACGGTCGCCGACGTTCGGATGGTCTCCGACTCCGGCCTGACGGCATGCGAGACGCAATTGGCCGATGTTGTAGCCCTTCACGTACACGCCTCGGATGCCGCTGTCGCCGATCCGGTTGGGATCCGTCATCGTGGTTTGCAGGTGGATGACGACCTGCGGTTTCGGCTTGCCGTTCGGATAATACAGTGGTTCGCCGGTGGTGAAGTCGGTCTGCTGCTCCGCGCGGATCTCCACGATCTCGCCTTCGACGGAAGTGCCGATCGGATCGTCCTTGCTGAACGCGCTGGGCGCGCCTCCCTGCATCACGTCGTCCAGACTCAACGACTCCGTGGCCTGCTGCTGCGTCTGCTGCGGATGGTATCCCGCGCCGCCCTGTTGGCTGAATCCGCCGCCGTAGTTGTTTCCGTACATTGTTTATTCTTCTTTCTGTTCTGTTGTGTTGTTGTAGGTGGATTCCAGCAGGCTTGTGGCCTGCCGCCATTTGTCCGGCAGTGCCGGATATTGGTCTTGGTTCAGTTGGGCGAGGTCGCCCAGCTGGTCGTCCGGCCATGTGCCGCATTGGAAGCAGTGGGTCGGGCTGGTGGGTAGCGCGTGGATCCATGCGTCGCGCATGTCGGTGCCGTCCGATTCCTCGATGAGGTCGAGGAGGTTGGCCATGAGTTGCGCTCGGCCGAGCGCCCACTTGCCGGGTTTGGGGTCGAAGTCCATTTCGATTGGTAGCGCGTCGTTGAGGCTGACGCTGTTCCTGGGCAGGAAGTAGATCGCGTTCCTTTTGCAGGGTTCGCCGTCGTTCTCCAGCCCGATGCCGTATAGGCTGGCTTGGACGCGGTATTGTTGGCTTGGCCCGTTGGCTTTGACGTTGCGTAGCGTGGTCGTGCCGGTGATTTTCCAGTCGATGGTCATGCCGGTTTCCGCGTCGTACAGGTCGATGCTTCCGTGGACTCGGCTCATGCCGTGCAGTCCGTGGATTGCGCCAACGTCGACTTGTCTTTCGGCCTCGAAGCGTTTCACGGCCCACGGTTCTACCCCATCGTCGTCCGGGACGGTGAATTCGTCCTTGCGGTTGTTGAACAGGTGTTCGAATCGTTCGTGGACGCATGTGCCGATGAATGGCAGCCATGCGGCCGACTGGCGTTTGTCCCATCCTGCGAGTCGGGCGGCGAGGCAGTGGAGGCAGTCGGTGCCGAGCTCCGATGGTCCGATCTCCTTTTGCAGGCTTCTCGGCTGGTTGGTGATGTGGTCTTCGATGATGCCGCGGATTTCCGTCCACTCCTCCGACTCCGCCGTGGGCGCTGGCATCTTTCCTGGTGCGGTCTGGTTTGCGGCCATGACGGCTTCAAGGTCGAGTTGTGAGCTCATTTCATGTCCTCCCCGTATTCTTCGTCGAGGCGGGCCCGGAGGAACGCCGCTAGGCTTCCCGTCTCTTGCACGTCGATGATGTAGGCGTCGTCGAGGAATCCTGGTGCTTTGTCGTAATGGTTGAGCGTCCTGTTGAGCGCGCGGTCGACTGCTTTCTGGCTGATCGGGATGCGCATTATTCGACCACCAGGCTTGCCGCGCCGACTTTCACGCAATCCTGCAAAGCGTTTTCGCCGACCTGTTTGATGATCGCGGACAATGCTTTTGGTTTGATCTGGTAGCAGTCCGCGTACTGTTGGATGGGGAAGTGTTTTTCGAATGCGCTGGCGTCGAGGTTGCGTTTGCCTTTCTTGATTTTCACGGTCAATGGTCCGGCCGCGTATTCGCCGGGCTCGCGGTTCTCCATGAGTTCGGCTTTCAATCCGTCGGCTTCTTCCTGCAGGTCGGCGATGCGGCTTTTCAGTTCCACGTATCGTTTGGCCAATGTTTCGAGGTTCTGCGCGCTCATTTGCTTGTTCCTTTCACGATGATGCTGGTTTTGGTGGGGATGACGCTGGTCTGGTGGTGCGGGTAGGAGCGTCGGTGCGTTTCCACGACGTCGAACGCGGGCGTGGTTCGCATGGCCGGCCCCAATGGTCCGCACGTGCGGCAGTACGGCATGTGTCCCCTCTGCTTGCTCATTCCACGTCCTCCACTGTCGATTGCGTCATGCCGTCGTCTTCGGTGGTGTGATTCGTTTCCTTGCACCGTCGGCTGACGATCGCGATGTCGCAGGTCCTTGGATTGCGTAGGAGCCGGCTGATGGCCGCGCCTTCCTTGACGACGTTCTGGCAAATGTCGATGCATTTCGCGACAGTTTCGGCAGGCGTGCCCATCAGACCCTTCTTTTCGATTGTCTGGTCCGCTTTGTCGATGAATGCCGCGGCTGCGTCGCCGATTTTGCTGGCCGCCGGGTAGAGGCTCGCGAGGTCGGCGCTCATGTCCTCGTCGTCGATGAGGGTCTGTACAACGTATTCACTGGTGTTTTTCATGGTGTTTTCTCCTATCTGGGTATGTATTCCTGTTTGAAGTAGATGCTGGCCCTCGTGCATGGCGTGTATGGCTGGCCGTGCCATGTGAGCGGGTCGCCGCTTTTCCGTTTGCGTGGCCTGCCGTGCGCGCCGAGCACATACTGGTCGGGACGGTGCACGTGCACGCTGGCTTCGATGATCTGCCGGTCGTCCCGGTAGGCGACGCCGTTCAACGCGTCGGTGAACAGTTTCGCCAGATTGTCCCAGTCACGTCCGCGCCGTGTTGCCGTCCAGAACGTGAGCGTCAGGCAGACTGGCCCTTCGTAGGGCGGCAGGCGGGGATACTGGTTGCGCCATTCCGAGTACACGCGGTTCTCGGCTTCCCGCGTCCGCGTCGGGGTGATGCCGTGTCCCTGGTAGACGCGTGGACGACCTTTCGACTGCGGGTCGCCAGGCACGGTGAGCTCGCACACCATTGGCCATTCCGGCAGGCTTAATGTTTCGAGACTCAATCCAGGTCACTCCATTCGGGTGTTCTGCCGGTGGTGAGGAAGCCTCCGCGTCGGGTCCGCGCGTTGACGAGCAATCCCATGTCGGCGAGCCTGTGCACGTCGCCCATCACGGTGCTCCGGGGGATGTTGAGCCGTAAGGCCACCTTGTGGCTGCTGGGCGTCACTCCTTCCATCTGCAGTGCGATGATCGTCTCGTACACGCGTTGGATGCGTGGTTTCACGTCGATGTCACGCCGGGTGCGGCGTCTCATCCGCGTGATGTACTCGCGTTCGTCGTGGAGGAGCCGGTCGAGGTCGATGCCGGTCTCCTGACTCCATGTCTTCGGCGAAGTGTGGTGGCCGTGGCTTCGGGATGCGACGCAGCGGATGCTGCCGCGGTTGACCGGAGCGTACTTCATGTGGAGTTGGAGGCTGTTGGCTCCGCTAGGCATGATCGTCGTCCTTTCCGTCGTATTTGGGTGCAAATTTGACGGTCAGCCATACCGCGGAGGCGATGTACACTCCTTCGACCATGAGCGCCGTGTTCATGCTGCCTCCATGCCAGGTGAGCATGATGGTCAGGCTGGCGATGAGACAGACGCTTGCGAGAGCGAAGAGGATGCGACGCAGCATGTAGTTCGGTTTCCTTTCCCGCTGGTCTTCGAGCCGGTAGTCATTGTCGGTCATTTGTTTTCCTCCAGTTCCTTGAGGATGCGATTGCATTCGCGGCGCATGAATTGGACATCAACCTTCGTGAACGTGAAATCGGCGCGTCCGGCCGAAGTGAAGAAGCTGACTTCGACTTCGGCGTGGTGGTCACTGGTCTCGTTCTGGTGTTTGCGGACGCGCATCTGCAGCGCGCCATTCGCGAACTGGCTCATCGTGTGCCTCCTATCTCGTTTTGCAGCAGGTATGCGAATGTTTCGAGGTCTTTCGCCTGGATGCCGGCGAGCGTGAACGTCCCGTTGACGGTGAGTTCGATGAGTTGCGCGGTTCCGTCCGCCAGGAGACGGAACGCGTAGCCGGTGCGTCCGACCAGGATGATCTTCCCCGACTGCGGCGGGGCAGGCGGATTCAGCCTCACGGCCTGTCTGATGCCCATGTCACAGCTCCTTGTTGATCGTGTCGACGATGAGGTCCACGAGACCGGTGACGTCGAGGTCGACGTATCCGACGATGTGGCCGAGCGACCTCATGGCCTCCGCATCCACGTCCTTGAATGGGTGGACTATTTCGCCCTGGGTCTCGAACTCGTCGAACACTGCCTGCACGCAGGCCTTGCGAATCGTTTTCATGCCGACTCCTTTCCCTCGTATTCACATGTGCTCTGGTAGAGGTGTTCCTTGAAGTAGGCGATCATCGGCTCCTTCGGATACATGACGGTCCGTCCGACCTTCACGAACTTCGGACCGATTCCCGCACCACGCCAGTACGCCAAGGTGCCCTCCTTGATGCCGCAACGGTCCGCGATGTCCTTCGTCGTGTTCATCGGTTTCAGGACCTCAGCGAGCGCAGCGAACGTCGTATCGTCTTCCATCACGCGCCTCCTTTGCGTGTGTGATGCCGGGCGGCGTTAGGAGAACCGCCCGGCCCCCTCCTAAAATCGGTGTCATCCCGCATATGCGACGTGCGGGCCGAACAGTTAGGAGAAGAATCGATGAATGGGTTATGGGTGACCATCGCTGGATGGGCGGTGACTATCGGCGTATCCGTCGCCGGTTGGGTCATCACAGGGAGAAGGGCCGCGAATAGTGGGAAGACCGATACGGAAAGGTTCGAAAGACGTCTCTCGCTGTTCTCGGAGCAACTGGACGCCATGCGGGACTCTTCGGATTCGCTGCATAGGCAGGTCAATCTATTGGAACGCAAGGTGTCCGTTCCGGACTGGATCATCGAGCATCCAAGTCCGAGCCCGAACAACGTCATGTTCGTGATCAGGAACCGCAACACGTTCGACGCGTATGACGTGCGCTTGGAGACCGATGGGTGCGAACCGGTTGTGTTGGGCGACATGGCAAAGGGGTCGTCGCGCAAGTTCGAGTTCGTCGCCGCCGTTCTTGGGCGAGCGGATAATGTCATCATCAGTTGGCTCGATTCCCCGCAGGCGACGGAACGTATGGACCTGCCGATGGCGATGCCGGAAAGACGATAGCCAGGAAGTGGCGCAGTGCGTCGCCTTCGAGCTCGATCATTTCAGCCAAGGTCACGTATGCCTTGCCGTCCCATATGTCCACATGGATCGGATGCTCACTGGGATCGAAGAGCGTTCTCCCGCTCACGCCCAGAGCGTCCTCGAGTTCTTTGGGCGCGCAGTCGATGTCGGTGATATCGAACGACGTGTTCATTTCAGTTCTCCTCCTTGCTGTTGGCATTGTTGGCTGTCGCGTTTTCCAGCGCATCGGCGAGCGCCGACTGCTCTTGAATCTTTTCGTTGATGAGCTGCAGTGGATCAATCTCACTCTCGGAGACCGAGGCAAACCACATGCTCAACGTCATGTCCTCCGCATCAAGAGCCCTGCTGACAGTTGTCCGATTTCGATTGCAGCGGACGGCAATATCAGTCATCTGTGTTTTGCTAATCAAAACGTCATTCCTGGTCTGTCTAACAACCGCTTTTGCAAGCTTGATGCAGTCAACTTTCTTGTCGATCGTCATCTGTTTTCACCTCCATCTGTAAGCATGTGCTTACTTGATGAGACTGATGTTAGCTCGTGCTTACAACTTACGCAAGTGCGGCGTGTCAACATGTGCTAACGTTGTGCACATGGCTACGAAGTACGAATGGACGGCGTTTGATTACGCCTCACAGCAGGCAGCTGCGAAAATCATTGCCGATTCTGGATATTCATATCGGACCATCTCTGAGATGATGAACAACGCCGTCAGTCATGTCAGAATCAGCGATATTGAAAAGGGCAGAAAAGCGCCGATTAAGCTATCGGAGTTCCTTCTGCTTTGCCAAGCATGCGAGGCAGACCCAGTCGCTGTGTTGCGAGACATCATTGAGGCCGCCCGCGCCTACGAGGCCCGCGAGCGCGAGTTCCAGGTCACGGATGATCTGGTGGATCGCATCGCCGCGCACCCGGAGGACTATGACGTAGCCGCGAACAAGGATCCGAACAAGACACTCGAAGCGGAAACGCCAAGAGATTGAATTTTTAATGCAAATCAACCAAGGAAAGAAGGAAACCATGTACAGGAAGACAATCGCAACGGCCGTCGCCGGTCTGCTCATTCTCGGGCTTGGCGCATGCGGCAACGCCAGTGACGCCAAAACCGCCGACGCCGGCAGCACGAGCCAATCGCAGACGACGAAGAAGCCGGCAGAGAAGAAGCCGGCAGAACAGCCTGCGGATCTGACCGGCACATGGAAGCAGACCAACTCCGGCAGCACGGATTCCTGGATGGAAGCCGAGATAACGGCCGACACGATCACCGTCCAGTGGGTCAGCGACAACGGCGATACGAAGAGCCTGTACTGGAAGGGCTCCTACAATGCGCCGGACAAGGCCGGCGACTGGAAGTGGACGAGCCAGGGAGACACCGCGGCGATGCAGGCGTCCCTGCTCGGCTCGCAGGACGCCACCAAGGACTTCACCTACACCAAGGCGGACGGCGTCAGCTGGGAGACCACCGCGATGGGCACCACCACAGTGGTGAAGACCGCCAAGCAGTGAGCGATAGGCTCAGCAAGCCGCTCAAGGCGGGAGCTCCAAGGAACTGGGTCTGCGCGCGTCATACGCGGATTGAACTATTAGAAATAACCGAATAGTTCAAAACCGTTGGAAACATCAACAACAGACCATTTTGTTGACGTCAACAAGATGGTTGTGGAATCGGAAGGAGACAAGCATGGCGGACGAACCACAGGAAGGCCGGATAATCCTCTACCAAGAGGACGGGCGCAACGTACCAGTCGAAGTCACGTACTGGCGGGAGACGTTCTGGCTCACACAGCAGAAAATGGCAGAATTGTTCAATGTTACCGTGCCGACCATCAACGAGCATCTGAAAAACATCTTCTCATCCGGCGAACTGACAGAGACGTCAACCATTCGGAAATCTCGAATAGTTCGACAAGAAGGTTCTCGCCAGGTATCAAGAGAAATCTCTTTCTACAATCTCGACGCAATCATCGCCGTCGGATACCGCGTCAACAGCAGACAGGCCACACAATTCCGCCAATGGGCCACCGGCATCCTACGCGAATACATCGTCAAGGGATTCGCCCTCAACGACGACATGCTCAAGAACGGCAGACCGTTCGGAGACGACTATTTCGAGGAACTGCTCGACCGCATCCGCGACATCCGCACCAGCGAGCGTCGGTTCTGGCAGAAGGTCACCGACCTGTTCAGCGAGGTCAGCTACGACTATGACCCGAACTCGCAGACGGCTAGGGACTTCTTCGCCAGCTGCCAGAACAAGATGCACTACGCCGTCACCCATCAGACCGCCGCCGAAATCGTCATGGATCGTGTGGACGCCGGCAAGCCGAACATGGGATTGACTACTTGGAAGGGCGCTCCGAAAGGACATCCACGGTCCACGGACGTGACCGTGGCAAAGAACTATCTGAACGAACGCGAGATGAAGGCGTTGAACACGCTCACCACCGGTCTGCTGGACCTCGTGGAGGCACGAGTACTGAACCACACCCTCACCAGCATGGAGGAATGCGCCACGCTGATCGACCAGTACATCTCCCTGTCGGGCATGCCGTTGCTGGAAGGCAAAGGCAACCGTGGACACGAGCAGATGAGACGCAAGGCCCTCGACGAGTTCCACAAGTGGGATGCGGCACGAGAAAGCGATTTCGACAGGTTCGCCAAGGGATTGGACGGAACTGGACGGTGAACGACGCCACATTGACGTCCTGGGCGAAGACGTTGGGAGTGCGCGTGGAGGAACGTCGGCTGGCCGGAGACAGGTGCGGGATCTACTACGCCCCGCTCCGCCTCATCATCCTCGACGAACGACTGGCCGGATTCCAGCGCCGCTGCACCCTCTGCCATGAGCTCATCCACGCGAAACACCACGATTCGGGATGCGGCACGCAGTATGGGTTGAAGTGCGAGCGCCGTTGCCGCAGGGAGACCGCGTTGGCGTTGATCTCGCCGGTAGATTACGGCATGGCCGAGGAAGTGTACGAAGGTAACACGTGGATGATGGCCGTGGAATTGGGCGTGACCGTACAGGTATTGTCCGACTACCGGCAGCTGCTCTACGATTCCGACGTGTGCGTGCAATAAAAGAAGCTCAGCGTCCACATACCGCGACGGGAAACAAAAAGGGTTCCGCCCGAACACAGTCGGACGGAACCCAAGGAACCAACAATCAGCATTTCCGTTTTCACCAAAATGAGGTTCCACGCACAGTGTAGCGCGGATCCTTGGAAAGAGACGACCATGGCCAGAGCGTTCGTAGACGACAGATGGCTCAAAAACGACGAGGACGGCAACCCGCCCAGCAGGGCCGCGAAACAGTCGCTGGCCAATGCGAAGGATCCGATGAAAGCCAATGTGCCCGACAAATGGCGGTCCGCGCTGTACGGCCAAGGTTCACGGTGGAGATGCCGCTGGTACACGCTCCGAGACGGCAAACGCGTCCAGAAATCACGGAACTTCGCCAAGCTCCGTGACGCGGAGGAATACGCAGCGGCCATCGAGGACGACATCAGACGCGGCAAATACCGCGACCCGCAGCAGGAACTACGCATCTTCCGGGACGTTGCCTCCGAATGGACGGACGGCAAGATGGATATCAAACAGGGCACTTTGGGCAGATACCGCCGCGAATTGCGCGTTTATATCAACCCCAAGTGGGGCGATCGCACACTGAGGGAAATCCAACGCGACGAACTGCAACAGTGGGTCACGCAGCTCACCGAAGGCGGGTATCCCGCCGAACTGCAGGACGATCGCGAATCGAAGCCATTGAGTCCACGCAGCATCCGCAACATCGTCAAGGTCGTCATGGGCGGTGTCATGGAATTCGCTTTGGAGCACGGCTGGATTGGCGAGAACCCCATTGAAAAGGTCACCGTGCCGCGCATCACGCAATCCGATGACGACATGGTGTTCCTTACCGTCGAGGAGGTGGAGTTGCTGGCCGGCATGGCCGAACGGGCAGGACGGCCGGTAGACGGGCTGATCGTCCGCTGGCAGGCATACACCGGTGCCCGCATTGGCGAGACGCTGGCACTCAAATGCGGCGACGTGGATGTGGATTCACGCAGGGCGCGCATCCGCCGCACTTGGACCGACGACGGCAAAGGCAGGCTTGTGCTGGGCACGCCGAAGAACGGCAAACCGCGCAGCATCGCCATACCCAGATTCCTCATACCGTCCATCGAACGGCAGATGGAGGGCATGGGCGACGACGACTGGCTGTTCCGCGCGGCAAGAGGCGGGAACCTGTGGACGAACACGTGGCGGACGCGTGTCTGGCGAAAGGCCGTCCGACTGGCCGGCATGGAGGACGAGGGCGTGACCATCCATAGTTTGAGGCATAGCTATGCGAGCTTTGCAATTGCTCAAGGCGCGGACGTGAAGACCCTACAGATGCAGCTCGGCCACTCCTCACCCAGCATCACGCTGAACACATACACGGCTCTTTGGCCGGAACGATTGGACGATGTGGCGGACGCGATTGGCGAGCTGCGCGCTGAACAGTTGAAGACCGTCTAGACGCGGAGGTTGCGCGGTCATCGTGTCGAATCGTGTCGATAGCCTACGGCCAAGAAAAGATAAAGCCTTGGAAACATAATGCTTCCAAGGCTTCCGGTCGGGCTGACAGGATTTGAACCTGCGACATTCTGCTCCCAAAGCAGACGCGCTACCAAACTGCGCTACAGCCCGTTCACGTTCACACCCCGCGAATCCGCCTCACGGAATCGCATCAAGTGAACACGAGTTTCTATTATAGCGTATGGTTGGACAACGACAGGCTTACAATAGCATTTCGGAAGGGAGAGTGGCATGGGACGTCACCAGCAGGCCGAATCGTCAGGCATCATCTCCTTTGTGACATGCGCCGTTATCGCCTGGTTCGTCATGAACGCATACATGCAGTTCGCCCCGGCCATCTGGCGTGTCACGCAGCGTCTGTTCACCGTCTGCGCGGGAATCGTGGCAGGATGCGGAGTCGTTTCATTCAGTTTGGGTTACGCACGAAAATCACGTTCGCTGACACTCAAACATGGTTGGGCTATTCCGGTCCGTCGTATTTTCGAGATCCTCGCGCTTTCCATGGTGTATGCTTCGACCATTTTCGTCACATCGTTCATGATGTTGTCCATCGTCAACAACATGATGGGCATCCGCACGCTGAAAGGCTATCTGCCGATCCTATGCGCGGCTATCGCAGGCGTTGTAGGCTATATCACTTTCGTGCAGGCGGAACTTATGAATGCCAAAACGATCGCTTCCCTACTGCCGTTTTTCGTGGTGTCTGGCGTGAGTATCGCAGGATTGACGTCCGACGATCCGTACTGGTACAACAATAATTTCTCTCAATTGGGCGACCGTACGACGTTCGCCGCGCGTATGTTCAATTCGACGCTGACGCTCGCGGGCATCTGCATTGTGATCATCAGCTATTTCGCCGTTTCCGAGCTCATCACCACGTATCGTCTGCAATTGCAGTATCTGGATTCCAATGCCATCAATGAGACGCCGAAGCATTTTCGTACGAGGATTCTGCTGCTGTCAATCATGTTGACGTTGGCCGGCATCGCTTTCGTAGGTATCGGCATGTTCCGTTACACACCGCATCCGATTTTGCACAACGTGTTCGCCCGCGGCCTACCATGTTTGATGAGCGTGCTGATGATTGCCCTGCCTTGGCTTGCCCCGCAACTCTCAAAGGTCGTATACGTGGTTTCCGATCTTGCGATTGCGATTGGGGCTTATGCCGGATTCCAATGGCTGAGCGGGCATAACACGCTGACGAATGTGGAGGCGTTGGCCGGCATGATGTTCCTTGGCTGGTTCATCATTTTCTCGCGTCAAATCGCCGCCATCGAAGCGGATCGCGTGCAGACGCAGCTGATACTGGCGCAATCTGAGAGACCACGCTCCGTCGAGGATCTTGCGGAAGTCAGCGAAACTGTTCCCGACACAGTTTCGAGGCTCGCCGCACAAGTCTGATGCAAGGCTGACCGGCAACCGCCGGATTTCAACATATACATACCAGTGGGGTGGAGCCATCGCATTGGCGACGACTCCACCCCACTGGATTCTGACGGCATAACGCGAGTGCGCCGTCAGAAGTTGTAGTGCTTGTTGGACGGCTTCTTGTCGCTCATCAACAGCAGGAAGCTTCTTGATTGCGCAGTAATCGCAAAACCGGCCTCATAATTGAGTTCTGGCCCCTTTGGATTATGCGTGTCGACAATTAAGCGCCATTTCTTGCCATATTGCTCATCGGGCAGGGTGAACATGATCGGCTCGTAATGCGCGTTGAAAATCAGAATGAAATCATTGTCGACCATCTGATTGCCGTACCAGTCGGTTTCCGGAATATCGGAACCGTTCAGATAGATCATCACAGTGAAGGCGTGTGTGTTTGACCAGTCGTCCATATCCATAATGGAGCCGGTATGATCCATCCATTCGACCTGTGGAATCGCAGTGCTGTCGTCTCCCTGCTCGCGACCGGAGAAGAAGCGGCGGCGATGCAGCACAGGATGCTCAAGCCTCAAATGGATCAGCTTCGATACGAATTCGAGCAGGTCCTTTTGATCCTCGTCCAGATCCCAGTTCGTCCAGGAGATCGCATTGTCCTGGCAGTAGGCGTTGTTGTTGCCCTGCTGGGTGCGCGCCACTTCGTCGCCGCCGCAGATCATCGGAATGCCTTGGCTGAGCAGCAACGTGGCGAACATGTTGCGCATCTGCTGTTGACGAAGCTCGTTAACATCCTTGATGGTCGTAGGACCTTCGACACCGCAGTTCCAAGAACGATTGTTGCTTTCACCGTCCCTGTTGCCTTCGCCGTTGGCCTCATTATGCTTCTCGTTGTAGCTCACCAGATCGTTCATGGTGAAGCCGTCGTGCGCGGTGATGAAGTTCACGGATGCGACCGGTCGGCGGCCATTGACCTGATACAGGTCGGAACTGCCCATGAATCGGCTGGCGAATTCCG